GCAGACGATCACGGAGGACATGCTTGCTCGCATGTTCGACATCGAGCGCGTCCTGGTGTCGAAGTCCGTGAAGGCCACGAACGCGGAGGGCGCTACCGGCGCTTACTCGTTCACCACGGGCAAGACGGCGCTCCTCGCGCACGTTGCCCCGTCTCCCGGCATCCTCACCCCGTCCGCTGGTTACACGTTCTCGTGGACCGGCGTGTCGCAGGGCCTTGGTCTGACGATCGGCACCAGCACCTTCCGTCTCGAGTCGCTTCGCGCGACCCGCGTCGAGGCTGAACTGGCGTTCGACAACAAGGTCGTTGCATCGGATCTCGGCTACTTCTGGAACAGCATCGTTGCCTAGTCCAGTCCCCCACAACTGAATAGCGCGGGCGGGGTCATCCTCATGCAGGGTGGCCCCGTTCCGGCTATCTAGGGGCAGAACGGCGTAAACTATCTGAGGAGGTGCGCTATGGCGTGGAGTTACAGCGGGAACCCTGGTTCGAGCGACCTGGATCTCATCCGCTTCCTCATCCAGGACACGGACACGAACGACCAGTTGCTGAGCAACGAGGAGATCACCTACCTGGATGGCACCTACGGGGACCCGTATTCGGCCGCTATTGCCGCCGTGGGAGCCCTGATTGCGAAGGCGTCCAGGACTCAATCGGAGTCGAAGAGTGTCGCTGACCTGTCGATTAGCGTCCAGTCTGGGGCGCGGCTGGATCAGTGGCAGGCGCTGCTTAAGCATCTCCAGGCGGAGAGGTTCCGACTGAACCCGGCCGGGCCAGTGATTAACACGAACGCGATTGTGCCGACTGTGGAGCGGGTCGAGGAGGATGAATCGACCGACTTCGTGATCGGGCAGATGGATAACCGGACATGAGTATCGAGAAGGCGTTTCTGCCACTGTTCTCTGAGCGGGTCACCCTGTTCCCATACTCGTCGGTTGACAAGTACGGTAAGCGGTCGTTTACGGCGTCTGCCAGTGTGTCCGCGTGCGCCCATTACGTCGCGGAGACCGTGCTGACGCGTGACGCCGAAGGGCGGGACGTAATCGAGACCGGGCGTTACTACCTGTATGGGGTGGTTGCCGTGACTACCGATTCTAAGATCCGGCTCCAGGACGGCACGGAACCGGTGATCGTCGGCGTGGACACTCCTCACGACTGGAACGGGCAGCACCATACCGTCGTTCGCGTGAACGGGTGACCTGTGGCTGACATAGGGATCCGGCTCGAGGGCATGGACAAACTCATCCGGGTTGTGCAGCGCAGTGAACAGGCTCCGAAGTATCTGGAGATGGCGCTCACGTCAGAAGCGAACGTGGTTCTGAACCAGTCGAAGCAGATCGTGCCCTATCGGTTCGGGGCGCTGAAGACATCCGGCAGGGTCGAGAGGCCGAAGGTTTCTTCAGACAGTATCGAGGTGGAGATCACTTATGGCGGCGCGGCCGCGCCCTACGCGGTGTATGTCCACGAGATCCCGAAGAACTACAACCATGGCAAGCAATACAAGTATCTGGAGACCCCGGCTAGGGCTTACGCGCCCACGTTCACTCGCAAGGTGAAAGAGCGTCTCCTGGCGTTTCTAAGGCAGGGACGATGATCCTCGAGGCTCTAGCAGACCGGCTCACTTCCGCTTCGGTGGCGACAGTGGGCACGAACCTGTTTATCGGCATGATGCCGGACCAGCCCGACCTTTGTGTTTCCCTGTTTGAGTACGCGGGTGCGGCGCCGCTCGAGGTATTGCGGGATAACGCGGCGACGCTTGAGCGTCCAGGTGTGCAGGTGCTTGTTCGCGCGGGCCGTAACGATTACCCTGGTGGGCGGAACCTGGCGGTTAGCGTGCGCGATGTGCTCACTAACATCACGGATGAGGAGATCAGCGGTGTCCGTTTCCTCCGCGTGTCCGCCTTCTCCGCGGTTAACGCGACTGGTACGGATGAGAAAGACCGGCCCCAGTTCACGATCGCGATGCAGGCGGTCACGGAGCGTTGACATGGTTGATGTCTACGGGAGAGGTGCCCTGACCATAGAACGGCCCCGTTGCTGGCGTTGCAATAAGTTGCTCGCGGAAATGGTGACGGCACCCTGGCGGATCACCTGCCCTAGGTGTAAGGCCGCTAACAAGCAGGAGTGACGTGAGTCTGAAAGACGAGTTTACGAAAGCGATCCAGGCGGCTGAGGAACTGACGGCGCGGAAGCGGATGTGGCAGCCGGGGGTTGAGTGGCTGGGCACGGAAGGCACGATCACAACCGACGCGGTATCGGGCGACCCGCAATGGGACTCGATTCTCCGCGCGTGGGACCTGGATCCAGTCGAATATCAGATTGTCGAGCCGGTCCTCTTTAACTCGTGGGGTGGCCCGGACGGGCTCATGAACCGCCAGTTTAAGGCGAAGGTGATTCGGCGCGTCCACTCCGCTGTGGATCTCGAGCCGCTCATTACCGAAGCCATGAAACACAAACCTAAGAAGCGGTCGTTTGAAGGGGAGTCCACGCTGAACGTGGTTCTCGCGGACTGGCAGATCGGCAAGGCGGACGGGGACGGGCTCGAGGGAACCATCGCCCGCATTATTGACAGGCGTGAAGCGGTCATCCAGCGGGTGCTCGAGTTGCGGAAGATCGGTAGGCCAGTCGCGCATCTGAACGTTCTGTGGACTGGTGACAGTGTGGAGGGATGCTTAGGGCATTATCCGGCGCAGACTTTCTCCGTGGAGATAGACCGGCGCGATCAAGTGAAGATCACGCGGCGGCTCCTCACAGACTCATTGCAGGCATGGAGCAAGCACTTCGAGACCGTGACGGTGGCCGCGGTCGCCGGTAACCATGGCGAGAACCGGGGCAGTGGCGGAAAAGCGTTCACGGGCGCGCACGACAATGACGATCTGGCGATCGTGGAACAGGTCTCGGAAATCCTGGCGGCTAACCCTGACGCCTACGGGCATGTCCGTTTCGTGGTGGCCCGCGACAACCTGACGCTTACTATCCCATCCGCCGGGTGGATCCTAGGCATCACGCATGGTCACGTTACCCGGAACGGGGCTAACGCTGAGGGGAAACTGCGTTCCTGGTGGGAGAAGCAGGCGGCAGGGAAACAGCCGATCGGGGACGCGGATGTCCTGATCTCCGGCCATTATCACCATTTGCGGGTGGCGGACTGGGGTGGCTGTTTCTGGATGCAAGCCCCAGCGTTAGACGGGGGTAGTGAATACTGGCGAGTCGCAACGGGGGAGGTCTCGGAGCCGGGTATGCTCACGTTCGTGATGAACACTCACCAGCGGGTTGCCGACGTAGCGGTTCTGTAATGGACATCCTCCAGGAACGGGCCGCCCACTATGGTCCCGTGGGGCCGAACATTCGGCGCACTGCCGCGCTTTGGTCCGCCTACCTGGGCGTTGAGATAACGCCGCACGATGTGGGGTGGCTTATGGTGCTGCTTAAGGCGAGTAGGTCCAAGGTGGACCCTGGTCACCTGGATAACTATGAGGATGGCCGCGGATACATTAACATCGCGGAGATGATGAGGGTCTCTGGCGAGGTGCAGGTTGCGAAGGAGGGGCATGATCTGTCAGACGTGCAAGCGGGCCGGGGACCACAACGTAAACCATGACTACAAGAAAGCGGCGACGCTCCACAAGAAGTGTGAGTGGCCCGGCTCAGGATGCTTCTGCCAGCACGGCACCGGGGATTACATCCGCAAGCCGTAGCGTCGCGTTCATCTCTGGCGACTGGAACAATCAGGTGGATCCCCCATCGCCTAACGGGTGCGCGTATTACCGGCAGGTGCTCCCGGCTCGAGTGATGGCCGCGGCAGGTGTAGATGTTTCTGTGGGGCAACCGCGCCCTCACGAACCGATGGGCATCGGCCTGGCACATGAGGACGGCGCCCTGTTCGGGTTTGACGTGAACGTCTACAAACTGATGATGCACCAGTCCGTGCCGCAACTCTTCCACGTCATGCAGGCGAAGGGGCAGACGGTTGTCGTGGATATTGACGACTTCCATTTCGACCTGCACAAGGACAACATCGCTAACGGGGCCACGGATCCCCGCACGAACCCTGAGAACAATCGCATGTTCTATGAGGTCGGGATACGGCAGGCGGATTTCGTCACGGTCTCTACCGCGTTTCTAGGAGACTTCTATTCTCGTAGGTGCCGGGACGTGCGACTGGTGCGCAACGCGGTCGAGGTAGATCGGTTCTCTCCAGTGGAGCAACCGGAGAAGCCGGTGTTTGGGTGGCTGGGCGGGACGCTCTGGAGGTCGGGGGACATCGAACTGCTTAGCGGTTGGCTACCCGGTTTTGTTCGAGACCATGGGATTGCGGTGCATCACTCCGGGCATATCCCTGGAGACCCTAAGCACTTTGCCG